AGAACCAGAAGACTTTAATATCTACAACGCATACGCAGGAACAGATAAGTTCCAACCATTTACAACATCATTCAGAGAGACTGGTCTACTTCCTACTAAAGAAGAAGAGGAAGCATTTAGACAACGCTCAATGGGATATGACCTAGGTAAGTATGGCGGTCAGTTTTTATTAGGTGGCATGGGAGTAAGAAGTGCTACTGGTAAATCATTAGGTGAAGCAATGAACTTTGCAATACCTGGACTGACACTTGACTTAGAAGACCCGAACATAGGTGATGCATTAGATGCGTTAGGTATGGACAACGAGTTCCAACAGTTCTTACAAGGAAACATAGACGAGAACTCTACAGCAGGTGAAAGACTTAAACAAAGATTCACTAATGCGTTAGGTGAGTTTGGTATCAATGTAGTAGCAGACACAGCAATCAATACACTTAAAGTTGCAAAGAATTTATACAAAGACCCAGAATACAGAGAGCAAGCACTAAAGAATATTGGTCGTGACATGTATGGTGACTTACCTGGTAGTCAGATATTTGCAGGTGAAACAGCAAAAGGTGCAGACAAAGATATGCTTGCTATTGCCAAGGCAAGATACAAATCAGAAAACCTTAATGACTTTAATAGTCCAAGAGCATTCCAAGGAAGAGAACAAGTATGGAGTGAGACTGGATGGGCGCAAGATAGAAACGGCAAATGGTATTTTGAAATAGATGATAGTGAATTAGAAATACCTGATTATGTGTTAAACAATATTAAGAGTGATAAATCTTATGCTATTGGTTTAGGTGGTGGAATAAAACACGACAAACTTTTTAAACAATATCCAGAACTAGAGGACTACACAATCAATTTTGTACCTGGAGAAAGAATAGCAGACTCAAATCAAATAGCAATAAAAGGTTCAACAGCACAAGCAGGTGCAGACTTTAAAAACAAAACAATACATATTCCTAAACTTGATGATGGAACACTTGCACCAGATGTAAAAGAAAGCATTGCTCATGAACTTCAACACATGGTTCAAGAAAAAGAAAGATTCATGAATGGTGGTGATGGTAGTCTTGGTTTTGCAATGACATTAAGAGACCAACTAACTAAAGAAGCAATAGATAAAGCACAAGACCCTGGGTTGTTTAAAACAATGATGAACTTTAGAAGATTGGTAGACTATAACCAACAACAACCAGTCTTTGCAGAAATATTAAACTTACTCAAAAGAGATAAAGTCGATGAAGCGCTAACAAAACTAAAAGGAACTTCTTGGTGGGCATCAGAAGGTGATATGTTTACATACAAGTTGCAACAAAAATTAAAGAAGAAAGGAATAGATAAAGACTACTACAAAAACAATCCTAATGCACTTAAAACGGAACTACTGGGTGGCACAGTAGACCTAGAAAAAATTGTTAAAACATACAACGATGACATCAATAAAATTTACCAATCATTTCAAAACACTTATAAAACAAATGACCCAGTTGGAGATGTTAGAAATTTCATACAAGACACTTTAGAAAAAGTAGGTGGTAATGTTGCTTTACTTAAAAAAGTATTAAGCGACAGAGCAGGCAAAGCATTTGGTGGTGATAACGATTACTTCATAAATAAACTTAGAATGATAGATGATGTAGAGAATGGAGTCTACAAAGATGCAGTCGCAAGAAAGCAAGTCTACAATCAATTAACTGGTGAGTCTCAATCAAGAAATGTTGAAAGAAGAATCAACATGAATGAAGAACAGAGACGAATGAACTTCCCAGAATATTCAGAAGAATTCGGCAGAGTAACTAAAGAAGGTCAGTTTGGCAAGGTAACATCTGATATGTCGCCTATCTATGTAGACAGACCTGGACAGTTTACAAAGCGTAAGTGGGAAGAAAGTCAAGGCGTACTACAACTTGCTGATGAACAACCTATGCCTAAAGGTTTTAGATTCAAGACAGAGGGCGAACCTACAGACTATATTGAGTCAGATAAGGTAATGGGTATTGCTAAAAACCAAGAAAAAACTGGTCTTATGGGTGAAAAGTATGTTGATTACGACCTAGTTGATAAGGAAGGCAGACAGTTTTATCCTGAACAAGATATGACCTTTGGTAAAGTCAGAATCTTCTATAACTCTGAAGGCAAGATAGAGTCTATCAATCCGCCAGAAATTAATAGTTCATATATGTACAACGAACAAAGACGAGACGAAGCAATGAGCGAGTTCTTTGAGGGTCTGAAAGGAACAGAAAACACTAACCAACAAATAGTAATCAGAGGCATAAAACCACAAGAAATAGAAAAATACAGAGCGTTAGGCGTTAAATATGATGGGTTTGGCGACCCTTACGATGAACCCATTGCAAGTGGCAAGATAAGACCAGGTGAAATGGACATTGAAGCGTTTAAGAACTATAAACCAACAACAACAGATGAAGCAGGTTTCTTCTTACGAAGTGAAAAGATACTAAACGAAACAAACAAAGACACCTGGAAGAACCCAGATGAAGTATTCATGGAAGGTAAGAAGGGTAAGTCTGGATTATTAAAAGATGTACCTAAGCAAGAACTAGAAGAGACTGGACTATTAGATTATCTTGCTAAAGCAAAAGCAGAAGGCAAACCAGTTACTAAAAAAGGTTTACTTGACCAGTTAGATACGGGAAGACCAACTCTAACTAAGAGTGAAGCGTACTATGTATATGAAGATATGAGTAGTGGTCTTGATGCTTATGATATAGACTTTGATGATGCTAGAGCAAATACACTTGACTTTGAAGAATCATACAGTCAGTATAGAGGCGAAGATTACGCAAAAGACATCGTATATGATGTAACAGAGTTTATCGACAGATTTAGAGATGAGTATAACGCTTTAGCAGATACACCTATTGGTGTTGAGTTTGAATTGTTATTACCAAAATTACCAAAATTAGCAAAAGATGGATATCAAAACTTACCAGCAGATGTATCAAGAATTATTGACGAATACGCAGAAGATATTGCCAGACTAGATTACGAAAAAAATCCTGAATATTATATGTACTTACAAGGTGACTTTGAAGGCGCACCACGAATTCTGGTTAGTGGAAATGACGAGTTAGGTTATTCAGCATACGATGAATCCGCAGGACAATCAATAATAAGCGAAGAATATAACTTAAATGAAGTAAATGTAAAAATAGACGAATACCTACAAGAAGAGTATTACGATTATATGTTTGGTCAAGGTGTTAATGAAACATTCTGGAAAGACTACGCATCACCAGGTTATTTTGATGAATCTACTTACAAAGAAATTAACGCAGAAGTAATACAGAATGACTTAGAGTATCCAACTGCAGTAAATCAACATTCACTACCTGGAGACGAAGACAAGTCATTATTCTTTACAAGAACCACAGAAAGAGAGATATTAACACCTGACGATGGTTATGTAACTGGACTACACATCGATGAAAAACAATCAGACTGGCATCAACAGTTAAGAAAGTTTGGTATAAATTTCGACGAAGCAACTAAGAAGGGTAGAAATGCAGAAAACGCATTAAAAGAAATGAGAGTCAAAGTAAGCGAGTTAGTTCAAAAACAAGCAGACGAATTTAATAAGGTACAAGAATTTAAGATGACTTTCATAGAAGACATCATTGACCAAGACCCATTGCTGAAACCATATAAATCAGATATAGAAAATATCATGGTTCAAAACTTTGGTAGAGCAGGAACGACAGTCAAGACTTTTCTTGAAGATATTAGACCAAACCTAACTCGTTTTTACTACGATGAAGCGTATTATCCTGGTTCTGCACCTTACATAGTTGATAAATTTCTTACAAGTAAGCAAGTAGATGCAATGAGGTTGCTTGATAAAAAAGTAGCAAAATTGCTTCAAAAAGCAGAAGCACCTGAAAAAGCAGTAATAAAAGAAAAAGAAAAAGCAAATGCAGTTGTAAGAAAACTAGAAAAATTCATTACGGAAGCGCCAGGCAGAACAAACATAGGGGATGAAACTGGTAAACAATATATTGGTGTTGGCGGTACTAAACCACCATTAGCAAACGAAAAGTGGGAAGAAACAGCACTCAAGATGAACATCATGGATGCTATTGATAGAAATCTTGACTATGTTGCATGGACACCATCAGAAGTACAAATTGCACAATGGGGAGAAGATTCAGCAGAACTATACAGAAACATCTACGATAAAAGACTACCTAAAAACGCTAAAAAGTTTATTAAGGAATTTGGTGGTGAATTACAAAAAGGTAAAGTTGATTATGGTTCACACAAAGGATTAGGCGAAAGAGAAGTATGGATTATTAAAATAACACCAGAAATGAAGAAGAATCTTACTAAGCAAGGTGGAATGCCACTTTACAGTTTTGCACCAGCAGGAACAGCACCTATGTTCCAACCACCTATAGGACTATTATCAACATCTCAGACAAGCGAAAATGATGGTAGAATAGACGAAAATAAAGGATTATTACAGTAATGGCAACAATCACTAATTACTCAAATTTACAGACAACTATTGCAGATTTCTTAAACAGAGATGATTTAACTTCTGTAATACCTACATTTATACAATTAGCAGAAGCACAAATGAATCGTGACCTTAGACATTGGCGCATGGAAGTGCGTGCTAGTGGTCAGCAAAGTGCAGGCGATGCCTATATGCAAATACCTGCTGATTGGTTAGAAACTATACGCTTTCATATTACTGATGGTGGCACAAAACCACTTGATTTAATATCTCGTAAGGCACTCGAAGATAAGAGGGCAGGAAACGAAAATATGAGCGGTACACCAAGATATTACACGCATGCAGATAGTCAGTTCGAGTTATACCCAACTCCAAACGAACAAACTAATACAGAACTGCTATATTTTGCAAAGATACCAAGTTTGTCAGCGTCAAACACTACAAACTGGTTACTGGAAGATGCACCAGATGTATACCTCTACGGAGCGTTACTACATTCTGCTCCGTATCTTTCAGAAGATGAGCGAGTTGGCGTATGGGCGCAACTGTATGGCGCATCTGTACAAAGACTCAATATTATGTCCGATGATGCTCGTATGAGTGGGTCGGGTTTAACACTTAAAATAAGGGGAATGGGATGAGTTTTTCAAACTATTTAGAAACAGAAGTATTAGACCATGTATTTGGTGGTAATGCTTACACAGCGCCAGGTACATTGTATCTAGCATTATTTACAACTGACAACACAGATTCTGGTGGTGGTACTGAGGTATCTGGTGGTGCTTATGCAAGACAAACAATAGCATTTACTGTATCTGGCAACACAGCATCTAACTCAGCAGATGTCGAGTTTCCAACAGCAACAGCAAACTACGGAACAGTAGTAGCAGTAGCAGTTATGGATGCTTCAACTGGCGGTAATCAATTAGCATACGCAGGTCTTTCATCAGACAAAACTATTGAAACTGGTGATGTATTCAGAGTTCCTGCAGGTGACCTAGACATTACACTAGACTAATATGTCAGTTTATGGAAGTTGGTATTATGGTGAGTTAGCATACTCAACTGGTGCAGTTCTTAATGGTTCTGCAACAGCAAATGCTAGTTCATCAACAACTTGTAGTGCAGGTAAAATAACACCTGCTACTTCTACAATTAATGCAAGTGCAAATATCACTTGTAATGCAAGAAGAGTACCAGAGGGTTCTGCTCTTATTAATGGTACTTCTACAACTTCTGTAAACACAACTGCAAATGGTTCAGTAATCAGAAATAGTAGTGTTACTATAACAGCAACAACTACTACAACTGTTACTGGATACGCTACGATAGGTGGCAACGCTACAGTTAGTCCTAGTGCAACTGTATCAATATCCGTTGAAAGAGCAAGATTTGGTTCAGCGTCTGTGTCGTCAAATGCAACTATTACTGCAAATGGTAAAGGTAGTGTTAATGGAACACCAGAAACTGGAACTGCAACTGCCGTTGCTACCATTCAAGCAACGAGAGTCCGAGAAGTAGATGCAAACCCTTCATCTACGGCAACTATATCTGCATCAGCAAATTTCACAGTAAGAGGTATTGCAACAGTATCAGCAATAGTAACAAGTACTTTTGCAGTAGAAAGAGTAAGAGAAAGCGATGCGTTAATATCATCAACTGGTTCAACTACAACATTAGCAGAAAGAGTTGGTGAATCAAGTGCTACGATTACATCTACAACAACTGTAACTGCTACCTCAAACGCATCAAGAATAAGAGAAAGTGGAGCAGTAGCATCATCAACTGGTAGCACAACAGTAGTAGGAAGGTTTGATGCAAGTGGTAGTGCCACAGCAACATCTACCACTACAGTTATAGCAACAAGTAATGCGTCTAGGGTAAGAGAATCAAATGCTACAGTTAGTCCAACATCAACAACGACTTCTGATAGCACAAGAGTAAGAGAAAGTGGAAGTGCTGTATCAGTTACTGGTTCTACATCAGCAGTTGGTAAGGCAACATTTAGAGCAGTATCATTAACTACATCAAGTGCAAGTGTTACATCAGACTCAACTAGAGTAAGAGAATCGTCATTTACTGCTAGTGCAACAGCAACAGTAACTGCAACTTGTAACAAAATTACATCAAGTGGTGCTACAGTTTCTTCAACATCAAGTACAGCAACAATAGGCAGAGAAAAGTGGGAGAGAATTGCTAGAGCAACAACTACATGGACGGAGTTAGCGGCATGAGTTTAATACCATTACAACTACCACCAGGATTTCATAGAAACGGAACAGACTTTGAAAGCGCTAATAGATGGCGTGATGGAAATCTTGTGAGATGGAGACAAAATTCTTTAAGACCAGTTGGTGGATGGACAACTAAATCTACAACTGGAGATACACTTTCTGGCATATCAAGAGCAATGTTTGGATGGGTTGATAATGACCTAGATGGGCATATTGCTATTGGCACACAGAATGGTTTGTATCATTTGCAACCTAGTGGTGCTATGGTAGACATCACACCGAGTGGTTTTACAACTGGAAATGCAAGTGCAGTTGTTATAACTGGTTATGGTGGTTCATATTACGGAACTGGTTATTATGGAAATAAAAGACCAGATGATGGCGTTTACTCATTAGCATCAACATGGTCGTTAGACAACTGGGGTGAGTATTTACTTGGTTGTATGCCAGATGATGGCAAGATATATGAGTGGCAATTAAATACTTCAGTTTTACCTACAGCATTAAGTAGTGCGCCTATAAACAATAGAGGCATAATAGTAACACAAGAGAGATTTGTGTTTGCCTTAGGTGCAGGTGGCAATCCAAGAAAGATTCAATGGTGTGACCAAGAAGATAACACAACATGGACAGCAAGTGCTGAAAACCAAGCAGGTGATTTTGAATTACAAACACAAGGTTCGGTAATGTGCGGAATAAAAGTTCGTGGTAGAACATTAATACTAACAGACCAAGATGCGCATATAGCAACATATCAAGGTGCGCCTTTTGTTTATGGTTTTGACAGAGTGGGTAATGCTTGTGGCATATCCTCACAAAAAGCAATAGTAGCAGTTGATGAAGGTGCATTTTGGATGGGCAAAAAGGCATTCTATATGTTTGATGGTTCAATAGCAAAAGAATTACCTTGTGAGGTTTCAGACTATGTATTTGCTAACATCAATGATGACCAGATAAGCAAAACTGTTGCTCTTCATAACGCAGAATTTAACGAAATATGGTGGTTTTATCCTTCTAGTGGTAGTAATGAAGTAAATAAGTATGTTGCTTACGATTATGTAGAAAATAACTGGTCTATCGGCACATTAACTAGAACAGCAGGTATTGATTCGGGTGTATTTGATAAACCACTTTGGATAGAAGATGATAATTCTTTATACAATCACGAAACTGGTTGGACTCATGGTACTGAAACTCCATTTGCAGAAACAGCGCCTATTTCTTTAGGAAATGGTGACCAGTTTATGCGTGTTAATAAATTAATACCAGATGAATCAACACAAGGTGAGGTACAAGTTAAATTTAAAACACGACAGTACCCAAATTCATCAGAAACTACACATGGTGCTTATTCAATGTCAAATCCAACGAGCGTAAGGTTTCAAGGTAGACAAGTCAGAATGCGAATAGAAGGTGTTGCTAATACTGATTGGAGAGCAGGTATTATGCGTATAGAAGCAAGACCAGGCAGTAGACGATGAGAGAACTTCCACCACCACCATTTGGAACAGTAAAACAATGGGGTGAGCGTCTTAATACTTTTCTTATTGCTACAAAAGATTTACTAACTTTTAAAACAAACGATTCAAGTGCATATCGCAATGGTGTAATGCTATGGGATGATGCTAATAATTATCCAGTTGTTGCTATTGATGGAGTGTGGACACCTATTGGATTAGGCGGTGGAACTAATCAAGGTAGTTATGGTATGTTTTATGATACAACTAACCAAACTGCTTCTGCAGTAGATACTGCGTATGGTATTACATGGAACAGCACAGCGTATAGCAATAATATCTCTATAGATGGAACAGATGCTTCTAAATTAAACTTTACTAAAAGCGGCACTTACCAAGTTTTATTCTCTGCAACTATACATAGTGAGAATGCTAGTGCTAAACATATTTATTTTTTTCCTAGAATAGACGGAACAGATATTGATGGTTCTACAATGATGCACTCTTTAGATACTAACGATAATCGTAAAGTAGTAACTAGAGGCGGTATATTTCAAATAGATGCAGGTAGTTATCTACAAGCTATGTGGGCAACAGATGATACAGATTTAGATTTACATGGTGTTAGTGGACTTAGTTTTGCACCAGATATACCAAGTGCTACAATAACAATTATGGAAGTAACGACATGACAAAAATACTAGATGAATTAGTAAGATGTCGTGAGTGGATTGAGTCTGCTTTAGATAAAGGTGGCAATACACATGATTTTAAACATATTGTCGATGGAGTTTTAGCAGGAACAATGCAACTGTGGGCAAATGAAAAAGCATGTGCAATAACAGAAATTGTAGTGTATCCTAACAAGAAAGTCTTTCATGTGTTCTTAGCAGGTGGTAAAATGAAAGAGGTGTTAGACCTACACGACAACTCGATTGAGTGGGCAAAAGCACAAGGTTGTGAAGGCATGACCTTAAGCGGTCGTAAGGGATGGCAAAAAGCATTAGAAAGCAGAGGTTGGCAACCTCATCAAACAGTAATGGCAAAGGAGTTTTAAATGAGTGGCGGTAAAGGCGGAAGTCAAACAACACAAGCGCAAATTCCAGACTGGGCAAAAGAACCAACTATCAGAAACATTGCAAGAGCAGAAGAACTGCAAAAAGTAGGTTATATGCCTTATTATGGCGCAGATGTAGCAAGTTTTAGTCCTATGGAGCAAATGGCAATGCAAGGCACAGTAAATCAAGCACAAGCATTTGGATTAGCACCTCAAGGAATGAACGCAATGGCAGGAATGCCACAACCACAACAATTCGCAAATGGATTAACTGGATATTCAGCAGGCGGTTTATATGACCAAGCACTAGCAGAAACACAAGCACGAAACCCAGAGTTTCAAAAGCGATACAACGAACTATTTAGTTAGAGGTTATTATGGCAGGAGCAGGACAAGGCGGACAAACAGTAGCACCAAACCTGAATACAGCAACAGCAGGTGCATTGTATGGAGCAGGTGCAGGAACAGCGCAAGCAATGGGGTTTCAACCAGGTATGGTAGGGAGACCAAATGCACCATATTATGGCGGTCAAGCACAAATGGTAGGAACTGGTGGCACAACACCACAAGTACAATCAGGTCAATTAGCAAACACAAATTTAGCACAATATCAAAACCCATATACACAGCAAGTTATTGATACACAAGCACAAGATGTATTAAGAAACGCACAATTAGGTCTAAATCAACTAAGTGGACAAGCACAAAGAGCAGGTGCATTTGGTGGTTCAAGACATGGTGTTGCAATGGGTGAAATCGGCAGAGGTGTTGCACAGACATTAGGTCAGCAGTCAGCACAGTTAAGACAAGCAGGTTTCCAGAATGCACAACAAATGGCACAACAAGATATTGCTAGTAGAATGCAAGCAGATTTAGCAAACCAACAAGCATCTGCTAATGATTTATCAAGACAACTTCAAGCACAAGGTATGAACCAACAAGCTGCTGAAAATCAAGCACAAAGAATGCTACAAGCATCAACTACTGGCGCTCAATTAGGTATGCAAGGTGCATTAGCAAATCAACAAGCAGGTCTACAAGGCGCACAAATGAGATTAGGTGCATCACAGCAAATGGGAGACCTTGCTAATCTTGGTTTTGGTATGTCAAATACTATTCAAGACAGAATGTTGCAACAAGGTGCAATGCAAAGAGCGCTTAATCAACAACTTATGGATACTGCTCAACAGCGTTATGCAGAGTATCAAGGGTTACCTCAGCAAACTATTGGATATGTATCACAAGCACTAGGTGCGTCACCGATACCACAATCACAGACTACAACTAAACAACCTGGTCTATTTGATTATCTAACTTTAGGTGCAACAATGAAAGCATCTGATATTAGACTCAAGAAAAACATTACTAAGGTTGGTAAACTTAAGAATGGTCTTAATATATACAAGTGGGAATGGAAATCATTTGCTAAGACACTTGGTATGCCACTTAAAACTACTATTGGTGTCATGGCACAAGAAGTGCAGAAACTTAAACCAGAAGCAGTACATGAGCATGAATCTGGTTACTTAATGGTAGATTACGGAGCGTTATAATGCCAATGTTGCCTTTAAACAATGTTCCTGCTTTTACATCTGGTGGAACTATTGGTAGTGACATCAGCGGTGTTCTAGGCAAAACAAAAGGTAATAGTGTTTTAGGTGAACTTTTAGG